TTATATACAGCTAAGTCTGAAGAAGGAGTTCCTCCTTGAGGTGTAAATTGCCCAGCTTGAAAAACACCCCTATTACCAATATTATCATTTAAAGAATTAAAAACAGTAATATCAAATGGTTTTATATCATAATTACCACTTTCATCAAAAGTTCTTCTTGCTAAAGTATCTGTTAGATCTAATGAACCTGCTCCTCCACCACCAGCTATTATTAATCCATTACCACTGCCTGATGAAGCACTTCTAGCAGTTCTTAACACACCTTCATTAACAGTTCCCAATTCTACAAAACTAGTATCATCAAAATCATCAACAGATTTTTTGAAAAGACTTAATGAAATTTTTAATCTATCAGCACCTGGTGCAGCATAATTATTATATCCCTGAGAATTATCATTCAAACTCTCATCAATATCAGCATTAATTATTTCTTCATTAACGAATAAACCGATTCTATAATTAGGTATAGTTCCATATTGATCAAGAATAAGAGTTTCTTGCTGAACTCCTACAAATTGACCATGAACAAAATACACACCTTCTTGAATTTGGAAAGAAGATCCTGTTATAGCAGAGCTATTACTTATAGTAACACCAAAAGGAGCACCTGGAGCAATTGTTGTATTACCTAATAATCCAGATGAAATTGTAGTATTACAAGTTAATTCTTCACCATCAAAAAATTCTTGAGTAGAATTATTAGTTGTACTTGAATTTAAATAGTTAATATAAACAGTAAGTTGACCACGTTCAGACTCTTCAGGTAATAGAACATTATCAACGACAGCACTAACTCCAGATCTTTGCCCTGTAATTTTTGTACCTATTAACTGATCAGCATATGCAGATACAGGAACACCCTGGTAATTATTTTGTATTTGAACACCATAATAAATTTGATTATATCCAGTATTTCCAGGAATTACTTTAGCACCTTCTTTAAAAAAGTGCTGTCCAAACTTTTCAATTTGATTTTGTAATATAGATTGAAGAGTAGTTAATTCTCTTGCTTGAACTGGAAATCCTGGTTTAAATAAGACACGGTAAAAATCATCTGATGAATCATAATCATCAAAATATGGTGCTACATTTAAATTTGTCTGCTGTGGCATGATTTCTTAGAACTGCAATACTATTTTAATATCTTCTTTTTGGTTAACAGACCTAGTGATGGCAGGTCTATTATCAACAAAAATAATGTTACCACTATGTCTCTTAACCTCTGGATTAGAAACACCATCCGTAAAAGTTTGACCAAGATAATACGTGATATTATTTATTACAGTAGATATACCTGTAAATCCATTGTCTATTTGTAATGTAGATCCAGTTGTAGGAACAATTTCTAAATTACCACCAGTTCCAGGAGAACCAGTAAATGCATTTAGATTATATCCATAAGTTGGATTTGTTTGTGCAGTTCCAACAGTATTAAATCCAGCAAGAGTTCTGTCTTGCCAATATTTCAATACTCCTGTTTTTTCATCATAATTAATAACTCTTCCTTGAGCTGTTGATCCAGCAGAAATTGTTTGATTAAAATAACTATCAGCTGCAAATGTAGCAGAACTATAACCAGAACCAGCTAACCTTAAAGCATTTGTTGCACTTGCTTTATCTGCACTTAATAATGCAGTAGAATCAAATTTTTGAGGATTTTCTACTAATCCAACTCTTGCAATTTGGTTACCAGTAACAAAATCTGGGTTTTCATTATCATTTTCAATTCTAGAATATATGAGAACATTCATTGCTCCCAATTCTCTATAAATGTCTGAACCATGACCACCTTGAGGTGGAATAATAACATCAAAAGTGGGAATAGTTGTTCCTGTTGGAACACCACCATCATCTAAAGCTACACTACCATAAGTATAACCAGAACCCTGTTTAGAAATTACTATAGTATCAACCTGTTGGTCGTTAGTTGTAGTAATTGTACATTCTGCTCCAGATCCATCCCCTTTAATAGGAACTCTTGTATATTCAGTACCTCCAGAAGGTCCTATGGTTTCACCACGATTTGTAATAGTAATTATCTTAATAGATCCATCTACAGCATTATCTCTGACTGCTGCATCATCCACATTTGTTTCCCAGTCCAAAGGAACGGGCATAAAATCAGTAGAATCAAATTTAATAATATCAGCAGGTTTAATTGTATAAAGATACTTCCAAATATAATTATCACCACTACTTCCAGCAGATCTTGGTTCCAAATCAGTGAAAGTTGGTTCATCTAGTGAAGGTCTTCCATTAGGGTTATCTGGATCAGTTCCATTCTGAAGACAAATATAAACCCTATAATCAGCATTTATAACATAAAAAGTTGAGTTATATAAATTTGTTGCACCAGATACTGGAGCAGTATTAGATCTACTATAATCCCCTCTATACATGTCATAGGTAGTACCTGATGACCAAACTCTTTTAGTAACAACCTGCCTACAATCACCTGCACTAACCTTTTTCAGTGCAACCATATTATCCCAATAATCATTCTCCTCAGTAAAATTATCTTTTGGAGAAGGGGGATCAGTATTCCAATCAGTTTGAATATCAGTAGGGTTTGGTAACCCAATGAAAGAATAATAAGCGTTGGTAGTAGATGTAACTCCCGCGACAAAATTCTTTGCATTCAACAATCTAATCTGATCAGTTATAATTGCAGCCATTGGACAGAGATTTTTTCTTTATTTATTAAGGATTAACTTGGGGGTGTATAATATGCTTATGTTTAAGAGATCTAGATCTTCTTACAACAGGAGAAGTAGTTATTCCTCCCACACCACCTAATGTATAAGCATCATAAGCATTACTTTCAGATCTTGAAGGAAGCATAATCTTACCCCAACTATACGATCCAAAGTAATTTCCAGTTTGGATTCCAACTCCACTGAAACTAGGCCATTGACCAGTCCATGTAAAGTTATCACCAATCTTAACGAATACTCTATTCATATGAGTGGTTCCTATTCCCACTCCATCAGAAGCAACTCCAGTTGGAGATTGAACTATCTCAAATGTATTTACTTCATAAACATTATTTACAAAGTCAGTTCCAATTCCGATAGTAGCACCATCTGCAGCCAAAGCACGAATTGATGTAGATGCAGATCCAACATTAGAATCATTAACGATGAAATAATCACCAGTGCTAATTCCACTAATAGTAACAGCAGTACCAGTAATATTAGAATTTCTTAAGTCAGAAGAAGCAGGAATATGTAAATCAAATACTAATTGATATCCAGTTGAAACACCAACAGTAGTGGTTCCAAATCCAACAATAACACCAGAGTCTCCTCCATAACTACCCACAGTATTTTCTTCTTCAGCAAAATCATATACAGGTGGACTAATAAGAACTGATGGTGGATTAGATGAGGTATATCCAGATCCAACTGCAGTAATTGCAATGCCAGTAATAGTTCCAGCAGCACTAATTATAGGAGTTCCATATGCTCTAGTAGATGTTGTAACAACACCAGTAGTATTATCACCAAGAGAAGTTGATCCAAAACTTACTACTGCAGTACTATATCCAATACCACCAGTAGAAATAGCAACAGAAGTAATTGTTCCTAATCCAGAAACAATAGCAGTTCCAGCAGCACCAGATCTTATTTCTTGAGAAATAAATCTAACTTTCTTTTGGAAATCAAAGTCTGTTGCTTCAGGAGAAGCATCATCAACTTCATTATAAGGATCAAAGTAAGGTCTTGCATTTTCAACATATATTACAGTTGATCCAATACCAACAGATTTGATAATAGGAGAATAAGGATTAATTACAGGTTCATAAATTTCCCTATCTTTTCCTACACCTATCTGATTAATAATCTTATCTTCAGTCTGTCTAGTCCATTTAATAGGTCTTTCTAGATTAGGATCTGCAGTATTTCCTGGTCCATAATATGGAGGAGTAGAAACACGATCAGTAGAATCTACACTAAGTGGAACTCTAACAGATTCAGTCAACCAGAAATCTTGAGTTTCTAAATGACCTATTTGCAATTCATCACCAGGTTTAACAGTTTCTAAAACTCTTCTTTCAACAACGTCTTGAGATCCAGTTCCTTTATAGAAGATTATCTGTATACTATCTCCTACTTTAGGTGCTTCAGTAAATGTAATATTACTACCACCTGGGAATGTATAACCTTCACCAGGAACTTGAGGAACATCATTTACGAATACCAATAGAAGATCTTGTTCAACGATTTTAGAACCTTTTCTACCT